GCGTGACGCTACCCCGTTTGAGCAACAATGGATGGCTGACAAGTACCCAGAGCTGTACGACGAGTCCAGGATGCACGCACCGGGCGACTGGGGCGCGGCATCAACAAAGATATGGGAGAATCAGAAAGCGGCTATCGTAGCCGAGGAGACGCTAAACAAGAAGCTGTTTAACCCGGCCCTTATCACGACTAAGGAAGCGGTGGATGGTGCCCAGTACCGTGCGGCCTTTGACGCGATACAGCAAGCGAAGTGGCAGGCAAACCAGCAAGTATGGAAAGACGCTGGGATGTTCACGGAGGACATCGACCCGCTAGATGAGACCAATCCGAACCGTCGCGCTATCTTGCAGTACCGTGAGGTATACCAGAACAACACTGACTTAGACGGTACGATGAACTGGGACAAGCTCCAGTCCGACTTGAAGAACCTTGAAGACGACTGGACAAAGGAACAGTTACTCTATGTCAGCGTGAACACCGGGCTGTGGCACACAGAGAAGGGCGAGGAGTTGGTCAATGACCGCCGTGCGCTACGGGAATACTGGGACTTACGGGATAAGTTCGCTGAAGATTTCTCAAGTAATCCCAAGACGCAGCGTCAATGGAAGAACCTGTACGACAATTACAACCGTTCCTCACCAACCATTAAAGAGCAGCTACGCCAGATGAAAGGTTACCGCACCATGCTGAACCATCTGTCCAAGAGGACGCAGCAATGGATTCGCGATAACGGTTCAAAGGGCGAGGAGATAGAACTCTTGCTGGTCAAATGGGGCTACGAGGTTGACCCCATGACCGAGCCAGCCATCAACCTACTCGAAGAACTGAACGAAGCGATGACGGAATTGGCATTACCAAGGTTACGCCCAGAACTAGAGATGCCTGGGGCACCCGCAATGCAGCCTGCTCAAGCCACCCCAGCTGCACAGCCAGACCAGATATCGGAGATACTGGCCGGTATAGCAGCTAGGTAGCAGTTGACAATAAGCCACGTCAGTGGTTTTATATCAGAGTGACGACCCAGTATGGTAACTCACGGAGGGTATATGGCAGACGAACAGCAGATACCGGAGGAAGTGGTAACTCAGGAACCTGATACCCCACAGCCAGAGGTAGTAGAAGCTGAACCAGAACCTACCGCCGAACCTGAGGTAGACTGGAAGGCTCAAGCTGAAAGGCTAGAGCAGCAATTAAAAACCGAGCAAGGGCGCAACCGGAAACGTGAGAATACAGATGCGGTATTAGGTGACCGTTTGACTTCCATCGAACAGTCGAACGCCGCCCTAATCACTGCACTGGCTGCTGGCGATACCGAGAACCTCCCGGCACAGCTCGGCAATATCCAGGCACAACAACGTAATACGGCGCGCGGGCGCAACTATCAGACGCAGTACAACTCGCTCACTGACCAGCTAAAAGGGGCGATTGATGGTACGGGTTTAGACCTGTACGACTCCCCCGAGTTGGAAACCGTGAGACAAGCGTGGGTAGATGCCAACAAGAACCGCAGCCTGCAAGGGCTGTATAGTTCCTTGGTTGATGCTCACAACATAGTGCGTCAGCATGAGCGCACCAAAGCGCAGTCGGATACGGAGCGTGTGCGTGAAGAAGAACGCAAAGCAGCTAACTTACGGTTAGAAGAAGCTGGCATCTATGACCTCGATACCGGCCCTGCGCGGGGTGGAACTGGAAGCCAGGATGACTGGACTTGGTTTACCCAAACCTACGGGAAGATGGAGAACCCGTCTACCGCAGACCACGCAAGGGCTACCAGAATAAACAAACGAAGGTAGGAACTAGCTATGGCTGCTGGCGATACCATTACCCAATCACTAGCCGATAGCCTTGATACCGTTGTGGCGTCGGCCCGGCAAATCCGTGAATACGAGGGCGTCATGCCCAACCTGGTGGACAAGGTTACTCTTTCTGAGGGAACCGGCACCAGCTGGCGTGAGATTTCGATGGCTGCGCTTAGTGCCCAGAACATCACTGAGACCACCACGCTGGATAACCCACAGCAGATGTCTGATACGGTCTTCAGCATCACCCCCACTGTCACTGGTATTCAAACCCTAGTGACTGACCGGGTAGCTTCCCGTATCAACTCACAGTCCTATGCCCAGCTTGGTAGCCTGGCACAACAGGCCATCCAGCGGAAGAAAGACGAAGACGGGTTGACCGTCCTTGACGGCGCGACCACTTCCCTCTCTGGTGCTGGAACCACACTGGCATCCGGTGTCATAGCTGCGGCGGCTTACCGCATCAGCAGCAACGCCACTGAGCCTGGTAACCCACCGTATCGGTGCGTACTCCACGGCTTCCAGATAAAAGACCTTTACGACGAACTGACTGCCAGTATCGGAACGGCTACTGCCGGTGACGGCGGCGAAGTCTCCGACGGTCTGACTGCCCGTGTATTCGCAGAGGGCTTCCGTGGCAAGATTGCGGGGGTCGAGGTCTTTGAAGACGGCAACATCACCATCGACGGTTCCGACGATGCCAAGGGCGGCGTGTTCGCTCAAGAGGCCATCGTGATGGTACAGGGACGCGCTCCCCGTACCGCTACGGTTCGCCGGGAAGACATCGGTGGCGGAGCTACCGTGGTATACCTCTATGACGAGTATGCCTACGGTGAGCGCAGCGCAGGGAACTGGCTGTTCGAGGTTTACTCGGACGCGACTGCGCCTACGTCGTAGTGAATACACGACGCACCATCTGGTCTGAGGCTCATGGCCCCATACCTAAAGGGTGGGTCGTACATAACCTGAATGGTCAACCTGCGGATGTGCGGTTAGAGAACCTAGCCGCCGTCCCTAGGGATAACATCTTTCTGGCAACCGCTCCCTACAGGGTGCGAATACGAAACTTAGAGCTACAGCTCAAACAAATAGGTGGACAATATGGCACAAGGTAGTGACAGCAGACTCATGATTGACGAGGACTTCTTTGGTGCGGCGTCTACGTTGGCCGCGACCACTGCTCCTCCGATAGCCCTCGGAAGCCTGAACGTGGTCGGTCAAGGTATTGCAGAGACTGACTCCGGTGCGCCCCGTATGGACTCTGATGGCCTTAATGGTGTGATACAACTCACCACCACCAATGAAGATGTCCATGCCGCTGGCCTCCAGAGCGCGACCATGTTCGATGTGGCCCTTATGGGCAGCATCGTTCTGGAAGCGCGGGTGCGCCAGGCCGCACTCAACACAGGTGAGGTCTTCATCGGTTTCTCTGATGTGAACACTGACCTGGCTATCATCGAAGGCGCGATTTGTCATGGTGATACCGTCACCGTCACACTGACTGCCTCCGACCTCGTTGGGTTCCTGATGGCATCAGACCTGACCGACAACAGCGACTGGCACGGTGTCTATAACGGTGGAACTACTACCGGAGAGACTACTTCTACGTCAGTTGACTTCGATGCGGGTGCTACCGCTGGTGAATACCAGGTACTACGCCTGGAGCTATTCCCCAACGGCACCGCCGAATGGTGGGTTGATGGCGTACTGGAGCAGACGGTCACTGGCGCGGTATCTACATCTGTAGACCTGTGCCTGAACGTCATAGTGGAGTCCAAGACCACAGCGGTCAAGACTATGGATGTTGATTACATCCGTGTCTGGGCTAACCGCGACTGGACTGCCTAGGTAAAGCTAGGTGACCACTCGCAGAGGGTTCCGCTACGACAGTGGTACTTCACGGTTAGAAGTAACTGTGGATGGCACTGTCGTAGCTCGATATAACAACGTGACACCAAGCCTGTCTATCGTAAACGGACTCACGGTAGACGGGACGGTCACGTTGAATGACGGCGACCAGTGGACGGCTAACGCCTCTGGAACTGTCACCATCTCCAATGTTGCGCCGTCTGGCGTGGGTACAGCCACCATCACTAAGTGGCTTACCGTCACAGATGACGGCGGCACAGTCATGTACATCCCTGCGTGGACATAGCATTAGTTCATGATTTATATGATTCTCGTTAGCCGAATTTGCGGACACCAATACGTGTTCAACTACCAGCATAACGTAAAAAGAACTGGGTTCAGTCTGTGTCATTGTAATGACTAAGCTGATTGGCGCAGCTATTGAAGTCCATCTGGACGAGCCAGCATTTAACCTTGTCGAGGTGAATCTGCAAGCTCCTGATAGCAGCGGCTGGCGTAGATACCAGATTATCTCCGTGGTACGAGGGGAGCGACTTGCCGAATATCGTGAAGACCTGGGGGCGGCTAAAGACTTCTCCGCTGATGCGTTTCGTATACCTGGCGGCGTGTGGGATGCTTCTACTCGCCGCATGGAAGTTCTTCACAGTGTTGGGGAGCTTAGAGAAGTAGCCGAATTTGTCAGGCTTGGCCCGACTGTTCGTCCAGAGATACAGACCCGTGATTTAGTCACTGAATACCACGACCACGTAGACAGATTAGTAACGGCAGCGAAGGAGAACGGCGTATGACAACTGAAAAGATGACTGTGGAGTTGATGGAAGAAGCCGAAGCGGCACCCGAACCCGGGAATTTTAATAGACGCAAGGTCATTCACTCTCCGTCAGACGCCTTCCCAATAGACGTACAGGTAGCGTCGCTGGAATCGGCAGGCTATGTCTACGTTTATGATACAGAGACTGGCGAACGGTCTGTCATCAACCGCAATATGCTCGAAACGCAACTGTCTAAACTCCGGCCAGACGGCACAAGGTTCTTTACGACAGTGAAACCTGCGTTTGAGCCTAAGCGCGGCACACTCAAGTGCCTACTCCACAAAGACGACCCAGATAGGGGGCAATATGATAGCTGGGGTTTTTCGGTTTGTAACAAGTCCAATCTCATTTCTGAGTTCCAAGTTAACCGGCACGTCCAAATCCGACACCGAATGGAATGGCAAACCATCTACGACGAAAGGGAAAGGAAAGAGAAAGAAGAAGAACGAGACTTCCAACGCCAGCTTCTTGGAATCGCAACCCAAGCGAGGGCGGCCACCCAAAGCCCAGGAAGTGATGAAGCCAGTAACGCCGTTAGCTACACCCCCTGCGGATGCGGCGGCAGCGTCAGAGAAGGATATGTAGCGCAGCATACGCGTAGCAAGAAACATCAGAGGTGGGAGAAGAAGAATGGCGCATAACACAGTCGATACGACAGTCCTGACCTCTGACGGAGCGGTCAGTTCCAATCCCGGCAAGGTCTATTGGGTGCTTGTCTCCGCCGTCGCTACTGGTGGGG